TTCAGGGTGAAGCCTTATCCAAACGTGACTCATTTGTGTCAACATTTGTCAAGGCTGAGAAGGTAAACTTCACAGCCAAACCTGATCCAGCTCCTCGCGTGATCCAACCACGCTCAGCAAGGTACAATGTGTGCCTTGGGAGATATCTTAAACCGTTGGAAAAGAATTTGCTTGGAAGTTACGTGAAAAGCCATGGCTACAGGGTAGTGGCTAAAGGGCTTAATGCAGCTGGGACAGCTGAGGTGATGCGTGAAAATTGGGATAAATATCGCCACTGTGTGGCAGTGGGGCTTGATGCGTCGCGCTTTGACCAGCATGTGGGTCAAGATGCGTTGAAATTCGAGCATAGCTGCTACACAAGCATATTTCCTGCTTCTCATGAGTTGCCTGAGTTGCTCAGGATGCAGCTGAGTAATAGGGGTCAGGGATTTGCCGAAGGAAAGAAGGTGAAGTACAGAGTGGAGGGATGTCGCATGTCAGGCGATATCAACACGAGTATGGGAAATTGTGTTATTATGTCTAGCATTGTGCTTGGGTACTTGAGGACCCGTGGCATTGATGCACGTTTGACTAACAATGGTGATGACTGTGTTCTCTTCCTTGAGAAGCATGATCTCCATCAGTTGGACGGGATTGACGAGTGGTTTACTGAGTTTGGTTTCAAGCTGACTCAGGAAGCACCCGTTGACGTGTTTGAAAAGATTGAGTTCTGCCAAACACAGCCTGTTCACTGTTCAGACGGTTGGCGCATGGTGCGTAACCCATATACAGCATCTAGCAAAGATGCTGTTTCACTGCTCTCATGGGCAGGTGAACTCGAGTTTGATCGCTGGCGTGGCGCTATCTCCACCTGTGGACTTAGCCTTACAACTGGCGTCCCGTTTTGGGAAAAGTACTACTCACGTCTTGGGGGTGAGTTGCATGCTGGCAGTTTTGAACGCATCAGTGATTCAGGACTTGGCTACATGTCACACGGTATGTCTAGTAATGCCAAAATCACACCTGAAACCAGGTATAGTTTTTGGCTTGCTTTTGGCATGCTGCCTGATGTGCAAGTTGAGCTTGAGTCAATGAGCTTATCAATTGCTCGCAGTGAGGCAACCCCCATGACATTTGGAGATGTACGACCTCTGCATTTATTACTTACTCAGTAACAACAATGACTTACAACAAACAAACACAACAGCCAATTAAGATGCCTCGGCAAAAGACTAAGATGAAGGGCGCCGGCTCTAACTATGCTACTGTCACTTGCACTAGGGTTGTTCAGCTAGGCACTCCTGGAACCGACGGGATCCAGAGTGGTGCTTGGCGAATGGAACCTTTTAGTGGTGTGTTCAATTCACCAGCTGCTCAGGCGATTGCAGGAGCATATGAGTTCTATCGATACAAACGCGTCACGTGCCATGTGTTGCCTACCGGAGGTTACACAGCACCTGGCAGCGTTCGTGTTGGTTTTGTGAACTCTCCTGAAATTGGTGCAGGTGCAATACTCGCCTCTTCCACTGATCGAGCCAACATATTGCTCAGTGAACAAGGTATGAAGATCTTCCCCGTAAGCAATGGAGGAACTAAATCCCTTGATCAGAATCGGATTCGATCTCGTCAGTGGTATGCGTGCAATTTCTCTGGCACTACGACAGACTTGGATGCATATGAACGCACCGTACAAAGTACATTTTTGTACTACAGTCAGACATCAGGTAGCGTCCTAACCCCTTACACTTTTTCTTTCGAGGTGGAAGTGGAATTCTCTGGACTGGCCTCGTCTGGCGTCAACACATTTCTATACTCCGTCCTTTCTGGCACATTTACTGTGCCTTTCAACGAGGAGATGGACGTGTCTGACCCGGATGATATCAAACTTCTAAGACGGAACGGGGACGTTACGTTTTACATAAAGAAGAAGGAGGCTGAGAAGCCAGTCCCTAAACCCAGTCAATGAGGACGGGCTCTAAACATGTGTATACAGCTAGGGGGAACTTAGTTTGGCTCCAACCAACTCTTTACATCACTGCCAGGTGAAAGCCGCGTGGTGTACGCTAAGTACTCTGTATATGCTAAATTTATTGTCTTTATTGAAACCTGCAACCATGGTGAACTACCC